ACCCACCGCGAACGGCCCGCCAGCCGGAGCGCTTGGCTGTACGAACACCCTATTCTTAGTTCCTACGGATGCTTCAAGGGAAGTTATCTGGCTGGCTTGCGCCGTCACCTGCCCGTCTATTACTGAGACCTCAGACTGAAGAGCGGTAAGCGCGGTAGCGGTGGACTCAATCCGCACATCAGAGACCAGCACCCATGAAGCTCCATCCCAGGCACGCTGCTTGAAGCCGTCATCAGAATCGAGCCACAGGTCTCCGACGTTGAACGGGAACTGAGGGTCGGCTACTGGCTCGCCCGGCTGAATGAATACTCTGTTGACGTCAGAGAATCTCTCATCGGATATTGGCTGCCACCCTTCAGGAGTCCATCCATACAGCTTATTGTTGTCGTCAGTGTCTACCCACTTATCTCCAAAGATCAAGGATCCCACCAATGGGTCTCCATCAACTGGAGCGTTATCCTGAATGAATGTATGATTCTTAGTCTCGGAAGAAACCGATACCGCCGTTATGGCCTGCTCTGCGTTCTGCACCCGGATACTAAGAGCGCTATTCTTAGACGACCCAATCTGAGCGAACAGAGCCTTCACTCCAGTAGAATTACTCACTGACTACTCTCCCTATTCATAGTTATCGTGGAAGAAACATCCTTAGTGTCCCCTACAGAGTCAGTTATCCTCAGATTCCAAGTCGCAATCCAGATACCCTGGAACCGACCGGCACTCACGGAGAACAGAGGGTTAATTACTGACGGGTTGCTTATATGGACACTAGAGCTTCCCGATACGAACGTCCATAGAAACGTGTATGGGGGACTACCCCCGGACACAGATATTAATGGAGTGCCTGACGGCACGCACACGCCAGGAGGAGAAGTGATGCAGAACCCAAACACGTTTGGATTTCCAGACACAACCATGTCTGTAGTGGTTCTAATAAGACGAACCTGAAGATTCTTGAATACCAGAACTCCTGTACTGTCTACCACAGTGGCCCGCCATGTCGATTCATCGTCCTCCTTAGTAAGCCCGTTCACTAGGGAGAACGTAGGACTTTGTATCTCGGCGTTATCTATCTGGGATAACTCCCCGCCAACTATTCTGCTCCACGATATAGTGTATGGAGGAGTTCCGCCTACTATTGTCACTACTGCCTGAACCGACGGCACGCACGCCACGCCACCAGAAACCACACACTCGGCCTGGATTGGGTCGGCTTGAACTTCTATGGGGTCTACTCCTGGCGGAAGCTCCGGGCTTCCTCCTCCATCTACCGTCCCGTCTCCGTTAGGATCTACATCCACAGAAGTACGTAGCAGCCATTCCGCCCCTCCCGATACAGTGGCTAGACCTATGGTGTCCGCCCTGCCAAGAACCTGAGTAGGAACGTATAGTTCCCCGCTCTCGAACACTACCGACCCCGGCCATGCAATGCCGAACTGTCCCCCCTGAATAACTACTATGATTATTATCTTTTCCTCCGGCACATTGACGAAGGATACTGCCGTCACGTCCCTAGATAGAAGAAGGGAGAACTGTTCTTCAACCTTACAGTCCACCACCACCTCACCGGTAATGTCGTCTATGATCAGTGGAGTCAGTGGACGATTCAGAAGAACAGGCGTATGTATTGCGCTGACCCAGTTGCTGCTCAAGCCAGTAGGCCCGATGTTGCGCACCTCTATGACGTATTCCACGCCTCTGTCTGTTCCGTCTATGAACACTGACTTCTGGTTATCGTTTAGGCGTCTAATCTCCCACACGTCCTCAGAGTCTAGTGGACGCCATCTAACCTCAGAAAATTGAATAGGTCCGCTCACTTATCTCGGCCTTATGATTGGTCCAGGAAGACCTCCGCCGAATATCGGAGAAGGGACAGTCGGGTTGATTATGGTTATTCCTATCCCCGGCGTGGTGTTGCCATTATCATCTACTGGACTATCCGCTGGATCAGAGGATATATACACCAGCGGAGGGGGAGGAGGTTCTAAGACTAATGATCCGGTTATTGAGGATATGAATGTAGGCGGGGGATTGTTGTCGAATGTGAACAGTTCTTCTGAGTACTCTTTAAGAGATATTGTGGCCCCTAGATTCTCAGAAGCCTCTACTCCCAGAACTACCATCTTGCGGGTGTCGGTCACAGAAGATCCCAACACCGCCAGATCCCCAACAGACACTCCTGGGTCTATGGAGGTAAGAGTGAACGATGAAGCCAGACCCGTAGTTACTGGCTGAACCGCACCAACCCACACTCCGCCGTTCTGCTTCCTAACACTTACAGAATAGGTAAGTGTAGAACTCACCTCTATTGGACTGCTAACGGTGATCGTGGTTCCCGAGATACCGACTATACGCCCCCATCCTTCCCCCCATTCTATGACATCGTGCGCGACCAGTACCATGTCCCCACGGGTGCAGACTATGTTCTCTATAGAAGTTTCAATGGACATGGTGTTCTGAGAATGCTTCCCCTGACCAAGGATGTTTCTTCCCATCTTCCACACCGCAGTGGCTGAAGTGACATACGGCATTGTGATAGTCTCAAACTTAGTCGCCTCGGGTAGCACGCTGGCGTTTCCGTGGGCATCCACACCTAGCATAGAGTACCCGTCGTTCAGGGCTATTATCTCGTCCACCTGCCAGTTAGCCTCCAGGTTTATGAACTTCATCCGGAGAGCATGGGGCGGGTCTAGGAATGGTCTGTTTCCGCGAAACTCCTTAGAATTTGCCGGAGTAAACATCTGGCTGGGAACTGATATCGGTTTGTCCCACACTATTCCATACTTACCGTCTGTAGTAGACAAAGAACCTCTGCCGGTAAGAAGCACGTCTCTTAGAAGATCGAACAGTGTGGTCACAGAATCAACTGCGCCCCTACAGGAAAATCCCTCTAGATCACAGTGCTGAGCGAATGCGAACACTGAGTCTATATCTATCCTAGACTCAGGTAGAAAAAGATCTACCGCCTCCGATTGAGTCATCAGCCAGTGCATTATCCAGGCCGGGTTTGTCTGTTCTTCCGGTACTGTCCACGCCGTTCCTGTCCATCTACGCACCTTCTGCTTCACTAACATATTTATCTGGTTCACTACTCCGTTTAGTTGGTCAGTGGCCTTCATTCGTATAGCTAGCTTGTTAGTTCCGGTAGTAGATGGAGACGTATGAACTATAGACCTCATGGTAGTCCAGTTCATTACTCCTACCCTAGATCCAGGATCGGTGATCTGCTTATTCACAGGCCCGTAGACACTAGAACTTCTAGTGACCCGTACGTCGTACTGACCAGAAGCAACCATCCACCTAACCCCCACACTGAAGGCTTTTCTTGAAGACGATGAAATGGATACAAGAGATCCTGATCGGCGTATGGCCCCTGAAGAAGTGGTCATTGTAACGCCGGGATCAGTTACGCTGACCCACGGATCTACGGAGTTAGCCAGCTTGAATTCTATTGTGAGATTTATCGAGGAAACTAGAGTCTTACCCTTAGAACTTATGGCGAATAGACCACCCGGCATGGAAAAGTCTATGGAGATCTCGTCTGTGTCTACTGACGTGGATCTAGTGAATGAGTTACCGTCTTCATTCATTGACAACGACACCGACACCTCATTATAGTCATCACTGAATAGAGACGGTGCCGTTCCAAACTCCATCTCCACTTCTGGGAATGTAGATATGTCAGTGTCTCCAATTCTTATATTGGATACATCTAAGTTTCCGTACCCTAGATCCAGTAGAACTCTTAGATACTGATCATTCCCGCTAATCTCCGTATATGGTCTAGCTGCGAATGGGGGAAAGAATCTTACCTCCCCTATCACCATAGGAATAGTCCCAAACGGCAGTAGCTGATTAGACGTACCAGTTATAAAGCTTAGTCCTTCTGGCTGTTCTCCCTGACTAAGTTTGGGCGGCTTTATCGGCACCAAGGCATTGACCAACAGCATTCCTCCCATGGCTATACCAGCCTGAAGTGCTGCCTCCCCAAACGGCCCATACCCGGCAAGGGGTGGAAAATAGATAGCTGCAATGATTACTGCGATCATCAGTATGGATCTAAGTATCTTATTGCCTCCGCCTTGCGGTACAAACACGGCGCGAACCAGCGTGCCCGGCTTTGGCCGAATATGCGCCCACATGGCTCTTGGAATCTCTACCCCGCCTATCAGAAGAGATACCGACTCATCACAATCTCCTACGGATTCAGCTAGCGTCTTACTGCTATCAATCTGGGCGTATAGACTATCCCTGCTCACGGGACTGGGACATACTGACAGATTATACATAGCTGTAGAACCCCTCTATCCTGTCTTTCCACACCGGGGATGAAAGCCGTTCAGTGCAGACAGAACAATCCTCCGGACAATGAATGAATCGTCCTTCGCCTAGGCAAACTCCTACATGACCTTTGCTGTGACTTCGCTTACTTCCTATCCTAAAGACAACTAGATCCCACTTAGCGGGATGATCTACCTTACGCCAATTTTTCAACCCTTCCTCTATAGCTTCTCGCACCCCACCCCTATCATGGGTGCTGAAGTAGTCACCGCTGTATGAGGGTAGTTCTACTCCTAGATTTTCTTGCAGTATCATCCGGGCCAGACCCCAACAATCGCAGCCGGTAGAATCTCTACCCTTTTCCTTGAATGGTATGCTCATGTACTTATCTAGGTTCATGAGAATATTCCCTTACTATTGGTGGGAGTATAGGTCTGCAGAGGAACAGCCCTAGAAAGTATGTCTTCCTGAAACCCAAGAACGCCAGAAACCGCCTTCGCATTGTACGTTATAGACAGCAGGGAAAACTCTAGAGGACCAACCTCTACCACGTCAGGAGTAGTTGCCGTCACTACTAGAATTGTCACCTTTGGAACACCAGAAATATTCCTAAGCGCCCGCAGTATCTCCAGTGAGATGTTTTCAAAGGATATAGCTACTGTGGGAAGTCTGTCGCTGACATCATCCGGTAGCTGAACAGAGAATGCGAACGGCACATAGATTCCGTCCGACCTAACTATTGACTCAGTATTGTACACGACGCGGATAGTAGATACGGATGGGTGTTCTATCCTAAGACACACCAGAAATACTTCCGCAGTCTGCTGAGCCAATACTTCTCTTAGCGCGTTAGCTGATATCTGTCTGCTCATTCAGCCCTAAACTCCACTGCCGTATTCCAGTTATCATACTCTACCGCTGTGTGCTGAGGTCTCTTTGTAAACACATACGTGGCCATGGCCCCAGTTCGCTGATCAATCATCGAGAATGGAAGTACGTCCTTCAGAGTATTTTCCACAAACGCGTCCAGTATCTGAACCTGTTGGGTTGTCAAAGTTAGGGTACCACTTACGATTGTAGGGGCCTTGGTGAACCTGCGTCTAGCACTGTAAGGACCAGCAGCGTTCTCTGACCGTATAACGTTAGACTCTGGAGCATACGTAGCCCCATAGTTGAGTTGTGGAAGTGTACCGGGCCACGTCTCCACCGTCTTACCTCCTAGCCGAACGTTTAAGACCGAACGTGTCCGTTATAGTCTTAGCCACAGAACCATTAGAAGATATGTTGGAGGATACCTCCCCCAGCATCAATTTTATCAGTGCTCTACCGTCTTGTTTCTGACCTACCTCACTTGTGACTCCCTCACCCTTACCCTGGAACACTTGGATAGTAAGCTGAACCACTCCTCCATCGCTGCCGCCACCGCCGCCCACGGACAGCACGCCAAGCCTTCCGCGGCTATCCTGCTTAACGGGCATGATAGCCTCCTTGCCATCCTCGCCAGCCTGTAGCAGCTTACCACCCGCCATACCTAGCAGGGTAGGCTTGCCGATAATGCCGCCGTTAGCGTAGTTCTGGATCGGCATACCGGCCTCGAATATGCCGCCCTTGGCCGCTAACCGGCTGGCATCGAACCCAGCATCACCTACGCCGCCCTTTATACCTGTAAGGGAGCTACCCCCGCCCAGGAAAGCGCCTAGTAGACTCCGCAGAATGGAGGAAAGAAGTATCTTAGCTTCCATGCGAATCAAGTCTGCGATTATCGAGCTAGCTAAGGACTTAAATCCCAGCTTCCCAGTCTGCGTGAACGATACGATACTGTTGGCCATCCCGTCGAACGCGCCAATCGTTATATCTCTCACCGTTATGGCTGACTGTGTAGATGAAGATATAAACTCCTCAACTCCCACCCGAAGTCCTGACCTCCAGTCATTAAGGGCTTCCTGACGCTTATTGAACGCCTCAATCTCGTTTTTCAGTAGTTCTTGCTCAGCACTATCTATCTTCGACAACTCTGATATGTACCGCTCGTTGTTCTCGGTAGTGATTTCTCCAAACCTATCTGCCAGAGTCATACGCTCCCTATCGACTTGAAGGCGTATGCTGTCCAGCCTAAACGCTATCTCGCTTTCTGCACTACTCCTAGTTATAGATCTAATTTCATCGTCAGCGGCTGCGATCTGATTCTTAGATATCTTCGCCAGCCTATCGGCTATATCCGCAGAAAGCTCGTCTACTCTGGCCGCTTCCTTATTGGCCTGTGTCAGCTTATCCCTAGCGATAAGCTCATTTAGAGCTAATCGAGCACCATCTTTGTGAGCCTCATTTATCTTTATATTACCCGCCTCTAAGTCTGCAAGAGTCTTGATGGCTACTCTACTAACTGCTGACAACTGTACCTGTCCATCGCTACTAGCGTCCAGCAGAGCATTGTTCTCTGTAAGAATCTTGTTGAGAGCCACTAATCCAGCAGCTTGCTGTCTAGTCAGTCGTTCGGCTTCTTTCTGTGCATCGGACTTCACTTCTTTTCTAGGTTCCTGGTCTTGGAACCTACGGTTGATAGCATCAATTCTTGCCTGCTGCGCTTCCTTGGATACCGTCGGATCACTTACTCCCGTTCTAGCTGATATCTCTAGCGCTTCCGCAGTTTCCTTGGCTTCCTGGCGCAACTCTCTCTGCCGTCTCTTTTCTCGAACAAGTTTGGTGTCTATTGTGTCTAGTCTAGTTACTAACGCCGCAAACCTACTGACATCTCGGGCTTCCGCTGAACTAGCCTCCGACTCAGCTTGTGCGTCCCTCTTAGGAGCTAAAATCTTTGAGATAGACCTCTGAGCTTCCGACAACTTGCGCAGCGTATCTTCAGCACGGTTCAGCTCGAATCTGCCGAATATGTCTAGACCACCGTCTTTCTCCTTATCCTTAAGCTCATCTATCTGAACTAGCAGTCTAGACATCTGAGAACTAAGACTACTCAAAGCTTGTTCCGCGTCCGGAACAATGCTGAAGTTGCCTATAGAGTCGAGTGCCCCTGAAAAAGCATTAGATATCGCAGTACCAAGTTTAGAGAATACGCCAGCAGAATCCTCAGTCTCCTTTCGCATACGTGCCAGCGCTTCGCTGAACAACTTTACACTCTGTTCTCCAGCCGCAAACGTATCCCCAGATAGTTCTAGTTCTCTAACAGATTCAAATGCAGCCACACTTAAGAAATTAAACTGCTTGTTGACCTCTATCAGTGCCTGTAGTGGTCTATCCCGTAGTCGCTCGATTATACTTATCGTCTTCTCTACCTGCGCCCCAGTCAGCACTAGGTTGTCTAGAGCAGCCTTAGCAGTCTGACCTATCCGCTCAGACCCTATAGCTCCAGAAGCTATCACCGCCCTTACGGCATCCTTGGCAGAACCTATAGATACACTAGCCTCTGCGAATCTTCTGGACATTTCTACAGCGCCGTCTGCGGTAAGCCCGCTGGCGAAGTTTGTCCGTATAAGAGTCTTTTCAAGCTCCCTATGCTCTACGGCCAGCTTTAGCGTGGCCGCCGCCATAGTGCCGAACACAGCCGTGGCGGCCAGAACTACTGGACCTAGTCCAGTGAATGCCTTCTGAATAAGATTAGTGCGGTTTCCCAGTGTGATTAAAGATCCCTGGAACCGGGTAAAGTCCCCTCTCTGAAGCTCGTTTATAAGAACCGCGTATTCTCTAACTACCTGACCAGAAGTAAAGCTAAGTTCCCTGTGACTATCGCTTAGCTTCTTCGTAGAAGCGGCATTCTTCTTATTCTGCGCATCTAGTATCTTCTGTCTTGCGGCCATCCGCTCTAGGGTTATAGCCCTATCCCGGATAGTGTCTGCGTACTCCGCTTCTGCCTTAGTAAGACCACGTACGCTAAGCCCAAAATCATCCGCTCTCTCGTTCACCTTTAAGAGATTGGTCTCGAACTCCCTAGAAGACTTTCCCGCCCTAACCCCGGCAGCGGTAAGGTCGTCTAAGTTCTTAGCCGCAGTAACAGCAGACGTACTGTCTATCGCTATGACGCCACGGGTAATTTCGTCAGCCACTGTGCTTTATCCTATCTAGGTGCATCAGCGCATCAAGTTCCCACTGAGACAGGTGTACATTTCTCATCTTAGACCAGCCATACACCCGTTCCCAGTCAAACTCTCCAATGTCTGTAGACCAACGCCACAAGTATACAAGCTCCTTAGGAACGTCGTCCAGCCCATTCAGTTGCTCTGGGCGCTTCCCAGATACCTTTTCCACAGTCCTGTAGTGATCCAGGAAAGTCTGGTTACTACCCTCAACAAACTTACTAAGAGCCGTTAGCTGCTCGGCCCACTCATAGAATCTGTCGAGGGACTGCAGAAAAAAGACTTTCGGTCGTCCGCAAGGTTGATTACACTGTTAAGAACAGATCGAGAGTTACGGAGAAAGTCTACCACATTCTCCTTAGTGAACTCTTTATCAAAGCTCCAGCCCACCACCAACGACGCCTGAATACTTAGCTGGCACTCCTTGGAAATCTTCTTACGCTCCTCCTTGTCCGAGTTGTGGAGACTATCCGCGACTACAGACAACGCCTCGTCCCTGGCCTCAGCGAAAGAATCGCTAAGACTAGATATCACGTCAAGATAGTCCTCCGTACTCTCAAACGTGACTGGATCTACCAGATACATACGCCTTGGAATTTCTGCTCGGGATCGAGTGTTGTACCTTTCCATTGACATGAACTACTCCTACAGGTTTCGAGTGATCTGGATATTGGTCCCCGTAACGGGGTCAAGCAAAGCCTGAAACGGCATGGTCACACTTACACTTCCCTCACCAGACATAGGAACGTCGCCGCCAGTGAACTTAATCTTCGGAAACAGGATGTCGTATGAGCTTGTCCCATCAGACGCAGATACCTGGATAGAAGATGTCGTCTCGGATATGAACTTCTGATACAAGCCTGCCGTCTCGAAAAATGCCACCAACGTTCCAGTCACATTACTCCGCGCGATGTTTGGCTCCAGTGAAATGTCCGTACCTATGACGAACCTAGAAGACAAGCCATTGGCCAAGTTCCAAGAAAAGTCAGTTACTACGCCTATAGGAGAACCGCCCTCCAGAACTGTGCCACCAAGGGCACTCATTGGCGCCGTGGTGGACGCTGCTGGATACGTCGCCCCCAAGATAATAGATGTGTCCGTGGACATGTTCTGCCCAAGAAACCCAAACGTCATCTCAATCAGGCTGCCCGTAGTCATAGGCATCGCCAGCGAATCCACCTGAACCCCAGTGTATCGGAGAAACTGGCCTACATCATTGAATCGCCGCTCAATGGAGAATGAAGAACGAAGAATACCAGCCTTCAGCACATTGGACGCCCAGACCCCCCCTAGCGCGTTCTCAAGAATATCGTCAAAAGAACCGAAAGAAAGTTCAGACACGATATTGCCAGAAACTGACCGCGTACCGTGCCGAAAGTCAGCAATCTGCCTGTCGCCTCTATTTTCCTCTGACTGCATGATCGCCTTCGCAAGATTTATGGACGTAGTCTTGTGACGAAATGCCTTGAACACTGGGGTGGCCGGAGTAACCCCATAAGTAGATTCCTTTATGAATCCTATGCTATGACGTGAACCAGATGCTTGACTCATGGCAGCCTCCTAAAAGATCTTGAAAACCAGTATACTGATACAGACTTAGTCACTGTTCCTGTATCTCCTCTACGCTCAGATGACGGAACACTTCTCCTGACGTACACCACTCCACTTCCTGCAGCCAGCTTCCTACCAGCGTAGAAGTAATCTAGGATTCTATCGACTATCTTGCTACCTGTGGATAGATCTACCTCCGGGGGAGAGTTAATGTCCACCTGGAATAT